ATTAGAATTGGCATACCGTAAAACACACAAGCCATAAGAACTTCCTCGAAGAATATCTCAGCAGTCTGAGGTCTTGCTATGTATTCTAAAAAAAATTCATTTGAAGGAGCTTCATCCATATTGAATTTAGTAAGACCGTGTAAAGAACCATTAGACCCTCTTCCTGAAACCACCGCTGATATATCGTAACTATCGCACCCGAAAGACCCTATATGTTCATTTCCCGGATATTTCATTCCATTTCTTAAATGTATATTATTCTGTAAATGTTTTGCAGGGGTCCAACTTACTAAAAATCTTCCTCTTGAATCAGGAGTAAATATGACTTGACTGTCCTTTATACCATCTTTCCAATGAAAAGAACCACGTGTTGTAAAGTGTTCTTTTATAAGAGTATCGTTGTAGTCTATTTGTTGGTATATTTTAGTAAGACTAAATAGAGATTGTTTGCTTTCGTCTCTAAATGCGTGTGATTCTGTTCTTGGGAACTGACGATAAAATTCATTTAATGCATCAGCATCATTTTTAAGAGAATCAACTTCATTCTCCCAATAATCAATAGCACCCATACTAATAATTCCACCATCAACTCCCGTAATTGGAACTTCAGGCGCTCTGAATACAGGCATACCGTATATATCAATAAAGCCCTCCATATTCCACTCCATAGGAATAAATAGACCATACAGCCCACTTTTTGTTTGACCATTGGCATTACGATTAGTAACTACTGAATCCTCAAACATATCTTTATAATTCTGACCTCCTTTAGATAATGCATTAGATGTCGAACCCATCATACACTTACCAATAATTTTAGATCCCAATCTTAAACAAGTTTTAGTTACTCGCCAATTTTCTTTAATGTTCTGTGGCTTAGTCCATTTAGCACTTTCATCGTGAGCTAATAATAATAATTTTTCTCCATCATAAGAGTTGTCGTCTGTGTTCTTCCAATCTATTGATGTATCTAACCCTTCTATGATTTCATTTTCGGTGTCGTACATATTTTTCTTTGTAATCTTAGATGCCGGTACACGGAAAGACAATTCAGTCTTTGGTTTATCCATACCATCCATAATAGGTTTAAAGAAAAAAGGAAGTCTGCTATTAATTGGAACTACCTTATCGGTAAACATCTTCTTGGCATCCGAACCTGTTTTTGACAAAATACCAACCCTTGCATCACGAGCAAGAGTTCCTATATTAATACATTCAGATGAAGACATAAAAGAAAACCCTGAACGTCTAATTTTTAAATATATCATACCAAAACTTCTTTGGTCAGCGCGACAGGCTTCCCAAAAAATCCAAAATATTCTATTAGCTTCTCTAAAATCAGGATAACCAATATCAATACTTGCCCATTGAAGATACATATAGTGAGAACCTGTTATGTATGTAGGAACTCCATTGTTCATAAACCATATACCATTCTCTCTGCAATCAAATTCGTTTTCAATATAATCAACCCATCTATCTTTAAAATCAGATGGCATTTCATTCCATTGAAATATTGATTGTATTCTTGAAAGTTGTTTTGGAAGAGACTGTCTTTCCCAGTGTTGGTCAGATTTTATAGTACTTCTTTTAATACAATTTTTTGGAGTTGGAGGTAGTGCAATGTAAAGACCTGCTATATTTATAACATCTTCTATTTGCCCTGTTTTAGATATTATAATAACATCATATTGGTCATTATAACCATACACCCAAGATTTATTACCATTCTTTTTTGTAATGGCATTTTTAGGTATATAGTCTTTGACTACAGTGTATAAACTATTTAGACCTTCTTTCTGCAAACCCTTGTTTTGTATCAGTTTTACTTCCTCCTTTTTCTGCCATTTCAATGTTTTCTTTTTCAGCTTCTATTCTATTGAGAATCTCAAATGCATCAAATATAGCTAACTTTTTTGTAGCCGCTGCGTTTTTTAACTTATCGGCAGCCAAGTCATCTCCTTCCATATCAGGATTCAAGATAGACTCTTCTGCAACTTTAATAAGTTCCAATACTGCCTTATGTCCGGCAGCAATAATTTTTAATTTTGTTTCTTTAGCTGTCATACGATTATCTATAAAACATTACATACACCATTCTACCTTCTTTCCAACCCGTGTTTGGGTATTTACTATGAAAGTAATTAGAAGGATACATAAGAGCACGATTAGGTCTGTAACCAACTACAGAATGTAAATCCCAATTATCTAAGTTATTTGCTTCGTCTGAAAGAAACCTATCAGCTTCTTCGTTAGATACATCTAAAGGCATCTCGTATCCTACATCCTTATGTCTCCAAAAAGCAGTTCCGTGGAGCCCTTCTTTTGTAGAAGGAGAGATGTATAGCACAAGTGCTCTTTCGGGTCTAATATCGCCTACCTTTGAGTCTGCGTGGATTCTCCAATCAGTATCGAACTCTTCGGTTGCTACTCTAAAGAAACCTAACAAGCATTCTCTTTTAGTTTTGTCTATATCACTTAATTTTTCAATAATAAAATTATCAAATTCTTTACTGCTATATTGAACCCAAAACTTTTTGTCTCCAACTTCAACCTCTTGAAATTGATTACTTGCTAATCCATTATAAATAGAGTTATAAATATCTTCTTCCAAAAAATTGTCTATAATATTTATCATAGCTTCATTGTTATTTGATGGTCATACATACGATAGAGCTTCTCTCCTTCTATAGTAAACTCATATTCACTATCGGGAGAAAAACAAACATAATCTCCTTCTTTAATTCCTTTACCTAAAAGGTATTCATTTGGATAAACCATTTGCCCCATTAAAGGTTCTTCTGCACAAAATTTCTCTATATAGTATTCTGTAGCAGAAATAGGTCTAACAAAGCAATACTTATCATAAGCATTCCAAGTAGAACCTTTTTTATACATAAAGAATTGGTCTATGTCTATAAAGAATAAGTCATCTTTAAAGAAACTCTTGCCACTTTTTTGACGACCTCTCATATCATTGTAATACTTGAATGCGTTGTGGTGTACAAGAAGGGTGTCTCCTATTGATATAGGACCACTATAACCTATGGGAAGCTCGATAACATCTGCATATCTATTAGAAAACTTATGGTCTTCTTCTGAAGTACTAACTATAAAATCAGTTACTCCTATGTCTTTTGTATTATCATAACGCTTTCCATTCATAGGTTTTACTATGAAGTAGAATGGAGATTTCATTAAAAGTCTATATTAAATTCGATTGAAATTGGAATAGCAAAGGTAAACTCTTTCCATAGAACTACCTCTTCTTTTTTATTAATAATGTAAATTAATACGTTTCCCGTTTCTAATTGTCGTTTAATATGATGAATCTCGTTTGAATCTCCGAGAATTTTTTGACCTATTATGTAGTGCATTGCACCACTCTTATAGTCAGGTCCGATTGATATTTTTCTTATATCCATTTGATTTGATTTTATGCATTTATAACATTACGTTTTGATAATTCGCATCCGTAATTTTTAAAAGATACTGCACCTGTTGCAGCAGTATTGTTCCCCATCCATATTGCAGCGTGATGATTCACACCTGTATTATAATCTGAGGCTATAGTCAGTACACTTGTAGTAGTAGTAACACCTGTTGAGTTTACGACTTTTGTTAATTGAATATTTAATGCGGCAACTCCTGATGTTTTCCAAATTCTTATTCTATATGTACAGGCAATATCTGTTCCTAAGAAACCTGAACCTAAATCAAGAGATGACGCAGTACCCGTAGCATCATTCCATATAAAGAATAAGTTAGCACTTCCTTGTAGTTTAGCTACACCTACACTATTTATCATAGATGTAGGCTCTATATTTGTTGGAGTTGCTGTAGAGTACATATTTGAAAGTCCTGCAAAAAATCTTTGAGCACCATTATTTGTGCCGAATCTAAATCTATATGAGAAATCAAAATCAAAATTTACTCCAAAAAAAGCTGTGTTACCAAAATTAGTTCCAAAAAACCCCGTTACAGAACTAACCGCTGTTGCTGTAGTGAATTGCACTCCCATTGGATTCTCAGCTAATGCAGTAACCGTACCTGTAGTAAGAAGAGTTCCTCCAACTCTTAGTGTATCAAAAGTAATACTTGTATCTTTAGGAAGTATATACGCATACTGATTAACCATAAACTTATTGTATGTAAAGTTGGTATCATCAATAGTAATCTGAGGTATTGTCGTAGGGTTTGTTACAACTACTGTTTGACTTGGATTAGTCATTATAGCACTTACGTTTGTAACTCCTGTTCCTGCCATTATACCTGATTGCTGAGTAACCGTTAATATTACAGAAGCAGTTGATGGGGCAGGAGGTACCGGAGAATCAAACGATAAAAATACAGATATATCTTGTGTGCTCCATACAAATTCATAATAATCCCCGGCTACCGTATCTAAAAGATAATTCCACGAAGGAAGAATATGACCATCAAACGTACCGTGTTTTGCAGGAACTAATATTATTCCCGAGGAACCCGGTACATCAACACCATTCTTTCTTAACCAAATGGTAACATCGTGTTCAAGAGCTGTTGGATTTCTAAATTGACCTGACCATTGAATATTATATATTCCTGTATTTGCTATTGTAATTCTTGAGTTACTAACAACAGTAACACCGTTAGACAAATCAGTTATCCCTAACCTCATTGGATAACCTGTGTTTATAACAGTGGCAAATTGGTCTGTTGTATCAGAAAATGCTCCATAATAGCCTAAAGGAGTAGCGGCAGTGTTTGTACCCCACTTTAATCCTGTTGGTGTAGTATTATCCGCTAAAAGAACCTGAGTATTTAATCCAACCGGTAATCTTGCCCCAACTGTAGTAAATGTATATAAATCTCCTTTAGTTGTAAGAGGAAAAACAGGTATATCACTCGTTAAAGCAATTGTTCCTGAAGCATTTGGTAATGCGTAAGTTCTATCCGCTGTTAATGTAGTATATGTAAGTGTAGCAGAATAAAGTGAAATTCCTTTAAGCAATAACTGACCGTAAGTAAGTCTCGCCAAAGTTGTTGTCGGGTTTACCTTAAAAATAAATTCTTCTGAATTTAAAAACAAACTTCCATAAACAGAATAAGCAGAGTCAAGGAATTTATATTCACTTGCATCTACAAAAAATGCTCCCATATTAAGATTGGTAGTAGCACCTACATAAGGAACATAACCTGCCAATGATGGACCTGTGCTAATAGAACCATCTGCCATTAAGTATTGAAGGTTAGTTCCTCCTGTTTTTATAATAGAAGTAGCTGTTATATTTCCTATTAAAGTAATATTATTAGTAGCTGTATTACTAACAGATAATACATCTCCTAAACCGGGTGTCAAAGTAGTTGGATTTACAATCCACTTTATTCCGGTTGCTGTTTTAGAAAGTAACTGACCTGCAATTCCAATAAATCCTAATTCA